TAATGTATCCAACAAGTCCAATTATTATTTAAATTATACATTATAATAGTATTTATAAATTTATTTTATAATGTTTTTAAATATATTTAATATTTTTTAAAAATATTTTTACAAAATATTATAATTGCTTATCTTTTACATATACCATTAGTGTCTCTTATTTTGCCTGGGGGACATATATCATAACAATCTAATCCGGTTTTGGATTTATATGTAATTGGAGTTTCATTTGAAGGACAAACAAATTTATGATCATATTTACTCATTGAATCAATATATGCTTTGGTTTTATGTATATCATAAGAGTTTAAATTTAAATGGTCATATTTTAACTCGTTATTACTACTATCACTTCTATTATTTCTATTATTAATTAAATTATAATTAGCAATTAGATTTATTTCTTCTAAATTTGAAGAGATCCTGTTTTCATTATATTTATTAAGTAACTCGCTATTGTCAGCAAGAGAATTTGAAAATATATTATTAAACAAATCTGATGTAACTATATTTCTAACAAAAGCATATTCTCCAAAATAATTAATTAAATTAGCAACAATATTATATTTTACAGGATTGTTGGATAAATCATATGCGTGTTTTTTATTATATGATAAATCATAATAACTATCTACATTATCATAGAATGTTTTTCGTAAGTTATCTCTATCTATTCTATTATTATTGGAAGTAGATTCTTGTGAATTTAATATTTCATTTTCGGTTATAGCATTATTGCTAATGTCTTTGGTTATTTTTTTAGTACTTAGATTGTTATTTTCTGAATCTAAACCAAACACTTGTAATAATAAAGTGGATATAATAGTCATCATAATAATTGGTATAAATACTAAAAACCACGCAATAACAGAAAATCCTAAATCACATAGTATATTTATTATTAATGTAAATACTATCATGATTATAAATTTTAGAAAAGCAGAATTCATGACCCCATTATAAATATCAATAAATATTTGTATTAATGAAAATCCTATATATACTAATCCTGGTCCACATAATCCAGTAATAAACATAATAATATTATATATTATTATATATCTTGAATATAATAATATATAAATAATTTTATTCTATTTTTCTATTTTTCTATTTATTCTATTTTTCTATTTTTCTATTTTTCTATTTTTTATAATTATGTAATTCACTAATCAAATTTTTAATTAAATTATCTTTATCTATTAATATTTTTTCAAACTTTTGTAATTGTTCTTGTTGAGATTGTATTATTTGAACTATTTGCTGATTATTTAAGACAATCTCCTTTCCATCTTGATTTAAAATAATTTGTCCTTGCCCATTATTTTGCTGCATCATCTTTTTTCTCTCTTCATCAATTTCGATCATTTGTTTTAATACATCTGGTTTATGCGAAGGATCTCCTGGTTCATAATTTTGTAATAAAGTTTCTATTTTTTCCATATAAAATTCTTTGATGTCTTTGTCTTTAATAAATTCATCTACTGTTCGAGATGAAGTTTTTTGAAAATTATTTTCTCCGTGTTCTAATAATTTTTTTTTATCAAAAGTATTATGAATGTGTGAAAATACTAATATTGTTTTTTTTGGTTCAAGTTGAACAAACGGAACACTATAATTTTTTAAAAATGCTTTTTCTTCGGCCAAGGCTGCGTGTTCTTCATATTTATGGTCCTGTAACATTTCACGTCTAAAAGCAAACGTTCCTGCCGTGGCATGATTTGCACCATAAGGACCAAATTGAAACATTTTTTGAATATGTTTAAACCATATATAGATTTCGCTTGCTCCAGCACATAAAGCATTTGGATGAGTTAATAACATATTTACAGCATGCGAAACACGCTCTGGTGGATAATAATCATCATCGTCCATATATACAAGAATATCTCCTTTTGATTTTTCATGCATTAAGTTTCTTTTTTTTCCTAATGGCATTTTTTCATCATATTCAAAATACTTAACTTGACTAATATTACATACTAAATCTTTAATTTTATCTGTTCCATCATCAATAATAATCCATTCCATTTTATCTTTTGGATAATCTTGATGATTAAAACATTTAATTGTATATTCCCAAAATGGACGTCTATTAAATGTTGGTGTACATATACTAACAAAAGGCAGTTCTTTTTTATGTCCAGATTTTTTCTTTCCCATAATATAATTATTTTTATAGTATTGTTTTATATTATTTACAAATTATATTATTTCAATATATTATTATTTCAATATATTATTATTTCAATATATTATTATTTCAATATATTATTATTTCAATATATTATTATTTCAATATATTATTATTTTCAATTTATAAAATAATATTTTTTTATGCTTTAGTCATGTTTTTTAGTCATGTTTTTTAGTCATGTTTTTTAGTCATTTTTTTTAGACATATTAGTATATATTTTATATAATATAATTAATCCTACTAAACCACCAATTATTCCACTAGTAGTAGAGTTAAAACTATCAATTGAAGATAATAGTACACTAATACAAAATAAAATAGTCAATAATTCTCCATGATCTTTAATAATACTTAAAAAACATTTTATATTTGACAATGGAATAGCAAATATATTATATACCATTGAAAACATCATATATAATGTACCAATTATAGAACCAAGATATCCTGTAACAAGGCAAATAAAAAAAGGTATTATTGCCAATAATACTAAACATACATTTTTTACTATATTCACTACAACAGTACTTTTGTCTGGGGATTCATCGTTGATTTCATATAATACATTGTTAAACAGTCCATAATTTTTAGTTAAAATAGGAGAACTATCCGATTTATCATAATTATTATAATGCTCAGGAAACCAATATAAAATAAAAGTAGTAATAAATGTTGCAAATATTGAAGCAAATACTATTACCATCATTAAAATATATAATATAAAACTAGTACCACTATTTAATTGTTGTATTCCAGTATACTTAGCTATAACACTAAATGCAATACCTGTCAAAAACAAAAATATGATATTTTTGATAAACGAGCTTTTAATAGTTCTATAACTACCTGATAAAGTTAGTAATATGTAATTTAAAAATTTTCTAGAAAACACTAATGTATATAAAAAATTTAAAGAAAATGCTTTCATAGGCGACCCACATATTTTAAGAAATTTGTATCCAAAATGGTCCGTATTTTCTTTTGTTACATTAAAATAACTTATACTGGAATAAGGAAACTCTAATTCTTTACCATCACAACTTTTATACGGATAGTCATTTATTACTGCTGGAAAAGCATAATTTATTGGTGATATAGTAGTGCCTTTGCATATATTTACATATTTAAACTCATAACCATCATCAGCAACTTTTCCAATACCATATTTAAGCCAAAATTCATAACAAGAACCAAAAATAGCAGTTAATAAAATAATAGCAGCACTTATTAGAATTATTACTAAAAAATCTTGTAATTTTATAACTCTTTTTCTAATAGGTGCTGAATGACATATTTTTCTTGGATTTAAATTATTGGCGTCTAAAAATTGAATACCCATATCATAATCTTCGCTAGTAACGTCTGGAGAGTCAGGAATATATGTATCACAAGTATTATTAGATGATTCTACTACACAACAACCACTTGGAGATTCATCTTGATTTAATGAAAATTTAAAACTAACATCATTACAAGTTGGAATTACAAAATTATCTAATACAGATGTTCCCCGAAGATTACCACATATATCGCTCTTTGCTGGACAAGAAGTTTTTTTTAACTTATTACCAAAAATTGGATCGTCATTAAATATAGGATAAAATGAAGTCATGTAACAATATTAATATAACATATTATAATATTTTGAAAACATTTAAACATATAAATAATTAAATAATTAATATATGAGTGAAAATATGAGTGAAAATATTTATTGTTATAAATTTGATACTATGGATAAATATCTCGATTTTAAAGATGTATTAATTCTTCCTAAAAAATCAAATTTAAATAGCCGAAAAGATGTTGTGCTTGAAAAAACCATTGTTTTTCAAAATGGAGAAACATGGACAGGTATTCCTATTGTGGCTGCTAATATGACAACTATTGGAACATTAGATGTATATAAAGTATTAAGCACTTATAAAATTATTACTGCTCTTCATAAATTTCATAAATTACAAGATTTACTGGATTATAATAAAGAAAATAGTGATTACAAATTAAATCCTGACTATTTTATGATTTCCACGGGAATAAGCAATGATGATTATAATAATTTAACACATATTTTAGATAATTTTGAGTGCAAATTTATTTGTGTTGATATAGCAAACGGTTATATTTCTAAATTTCATGAATTTTGTAAAACATTAAGAGTTAAATATCCCAAAAAGATTATTTTGGCAGGCAATGTATGTACATTAGAAGGAATAGAGTTATTAAATACTTTAGAAATAGACATTCATAAAGTAGGTATTGGTGGTGGTAGTGCGTGTACTACTCGAATTCAAACCGGAATAGGTATGCCACAATTAAGTTGTATTTTAGAATGTGTTCAAGCATGTAAAGAAAGTAATCATATTAATTTTGAAATATTCTATGAATATGATCAACATAAATATAACAAGGCTTTTATTTTAAGTGATGGTGGTATTACATGTCCGGGTGATTTGGCAAAAGCATTTGGTGCTGGTGCTGATTTTGTAATGATTGGAGGAGCATTTGCCGGGCATGATGAAAATCCTGGAGAAATTGTTATTGATGAAAAAACAGGTATACAGCACAAGTTTTTTTATGGTATGAGTTCAACTTATGCTATGAAAAATAATTATGCAGCCAATAATAATAGTGACTATAGAAGTTCAGAAGGGCGAGAACTGAAAGTTGCCTACAAAGGTGCGTTAAAAAATACTGTTGACAATTATTTGGGCGGGTTAAGAAGTGCGTGTACATATACAAATAGTGCTAATTTAGAAGAATTAGCACATAATACTAAATTTATTATGGTAAATAATCAATACAATTCACATTTATTACAAAAATAAAAATAAAAATAAAAATAATGTATTAATTCTTAAAATGCCATAATACTTATTGGATTAAAACTTTTATTTAATGATTTCTTTTTTAATGTTCCGCTTAATCTTTTAGGTGTAGTAATTACTTTTTCTTTTAATTTTATGCCACTATTTAATTCCATTACATCTAATATTTTTTTATTATTTTCATGTATTTTATTATGTCTTTGCCTTACAATATTAATATAGTATTTATTTTGAATATTGGCATTTTTTAAATTAATAGAACTACTATAATTATATTTTATTAAATATTCCAATGATTCGCTTTCTTTATATGATGTTTTTTCTTGTTTATATGTTTTTGGACTTGTCTTTAAATTAGCATGTTTTCTAGTTAATGACTTGGAGGTTATAGTAGTATCAATTTCTACATTTAATTGTTCCTCGGTTGGCATAATATTTATATTTATGAATTCTTTCAAAGTTAATGATTTTAATGTATTTATTATAATTTGTTCAATTACATTATATAATTTAGGAACTAATGATTCTGATAATTTAGATGATTTAGGTGTTTTAGGTGATTCCAACGAAAAACCTTTTCCTTTTCTAAATTTATTATTTTTTCTTGTGTTTTTTTTTGTAATTTTTTTTGTATTTTTTCTTGTGTTTTTTGTTGTATTTTTTCTTGTGTTTTTTGTTGTAATTTTTCTTGTATTTTTTCTTTTTCCACCAGTTGTTGTGGCATCATAATATTCTACTAACTCTTGCATTGTTAATTTTTCTTCAGCTTCAGCAAGATTCTCAAAGTCCAATGATTTTTCATCAAACCTTAATTCTACTGCCATACACAATACTATTATATAGTTTTTTGCTTCTTCTTCTCTGATTTGTGTGTATAGAGCGTCACGTTTTTCTGTATATACTCTTTTAACTACTGGTCTAGTATCGGCCTCTAATTTATCAATATGTTCTTGTGTTATTTTATTATTAGCAATAATTAGTTTACACATTATTTCAATATAAGCCTCATATATTTGCTGCAATGTTGTTATTGAACCATCGTCTAACTTACTTTTTATTAATCTATTACATTCTTTGCTCATTTCTATGCTAATATTATAATCTAAATCATAACCTATATCTGATTCCAAATTTTCCGGTAGCTTCGAATGTGGTTTTAAAATATTGATTAATTTATGAAAAATATATTTATTATGTAATTTTTCAGCACTTTCTGAATTATTAAATTCATAAATATAGGCTTTTGTAATTTTAGGATCCCGTGTATTATTTCTGGAATAGCTTCTAAGTTTATTAATTGCGCCAGCATCTAATTCTTGTAGTTCAGTGTCGCTTTTTCTTAGCAACATTAAATATGCTTCAAGTACTTGCGAATGAATAGTAATCCATCGCTCAACCATGCCTAATGGACAACTTTGCGACCCTTGTCCGTGAGCATTAAAAATTTCGTTAAAATAATATTCCATAAAATTATATATGTATAAGTCTGTGCATGAAAGTAGTAATTTTAACGATTGAACTACTAATTGTAAGAAACACCAATTACCGTTTAAATGTGGTTTATACATAACTAAATATCTTATAAAGTCATCACTAATTGCTCTTACTAAACTTTCTAACAATACTCCTTTTTCTGGCCTATCAAGTTTTAATTTATATGCAAGATAATTTGTTAAAGCACTAGCAAAATTGTCTTTAATATAATCTTTGTCTTCATCGTCCGGTAAATTTCTTTGTGAGCTTATTATTTTTTTATAAATAGTTATTAAATGGTCTAAAAAACCAACAATAGTTTCCGATCTTCCTCGAATAACTACATAATCAACATATTCACGTCTGCCTCCATGAGATGCTATTAAAAATTCTTCCATAGCTACTTTAAAATTATCATCATCTATTGGAATACCAATTGTTTCAAGTGCTGCAAACAATTTTTCTTTATTATCAATAATATTTGCAATACGAGCATGAGTTTCATTGGCACGTTGTTGAATTTCTGAAAATTGAAATTCGCGTCCTGTACTTAAATTCAAAGTTCCTTCTATATATATTGACCCGTCATCTTTTTGAAGTTGTCCTAATACTTGGTCTGTATTCATCGTATTTTCAAATGAAGTATTTTCATTTACAATAGAATTTCTAAAATCTACACCTGTGACATCAGCAACATCAAAAACTGTTCCAACAATTTTACAACCATTAAAGTTAGCATTCAATAAATTTACAACTGTAAAATTAACAGCTGTTAAATCTGGTTTTCCTTCTGCGTTTTGTTTTACTTGTGTAAAATCAAAGGTATCAAAACCATCGACTTGCTGAAAATTACAATTTTTAATATTAGTATTAAATATGGATGTTTCTGGAACAATATAAATATGTGAAATTTGCTGTGTTGTGTCATCCGTTATTCTAAAATAATCATAGGGATTTATATTATATTCGGGTTTTTTAAAGTTCATAACATTAATATTTAAAGCAACATAATCGCTATATTCCATAAGAGCAAAATAATCAGTCATTCTTGAAGCGCGTTTTTTAGTAGCCAGTTTATGACCTTTGAACTCTTTAACAAATAGATTAAATCCATCTGGATTATTAAGATTACACACTGCTTCAAACTCGCGAGTTTTATCTTCTCCATAAGGAAAAGGTATGTAATCAAATACAAGAAATATATGTCCAAACCAATTAACTGTATTAATAAGGGAATTACCAATATTATCTATTCGTGCACCAAATTTACTTCCTTCCAAATCGCAGTTATTAAAATTAACACCATATAAATTACAATTTATAAACTCGCTTTTTCTCATATCTAGAAGTTTGGTGTCGCGAATACTATATAGTGAATCATTATTGAATTTAAAGTTAAATAAAAGACAACCACGAAAAATACATTTATTAATAATATTATTACTATCAAATATTAATGTGTTTTTATAACCTATTTGATTAAAAACTACACTATAAAAGATACAATCATATAGCTTACATTTAGTAAATCTTATGGCTCCACCTTTAGTAAATGTAACTGAACGAAATAGTACATCTTTAAAAGTACATTCTTCAAAATAACTATAAGCAAACGCACATTCAATAAATGAAACATTATTAAAAGAGCAATTTTCAAAATGATAACAATTAAATTTTTCTTTTACAAACATATTTCCATTAAAAATACAATTGCTAAACATAATATTTCTATTACCTGGCATAGTAAGTTTATCAGAATTTATAGCTGTTTTAGTAAATTTACAATCTTCAAAAACTATTTCAGCAGCATGTGATGTTTCTTCAAGTGGGGTCATTAATGAACCATCTGGTTTTATCATTAAATGTTTATCACTAGCAACCAATTTATCTAAATCAAAGAGCGTATAATATTTCATATTATATTTGCTAGGTGGTGGATCTACATATTTATATGCAGGACCAAAACTTCTATCGTGAAAAATTGAACCACCATTAAAATTACAATTCTTAAATGTAGGTAAAATATTGTTAATTTGAACTTTAGTTGAATCAAAAAAACTATTTGATGCAAAATATATACCATGAAACTCACAATCTAAAAATCTAGATTCGATTAAACTTACATTCTCAAAAATAAAAGAATCTGTAGCAATATTATATTTAGTTTTTGTTGTTTTATAGGGCGAAGAGCGGTTTAATATTGGATTATTTCTTCCCACATTTATAAACTTAGATTGTTTAAATGTTATAGCATCAAAGTTTGTTGAAGCAAAACTTGTATTAACAAATACACAACCGACTATTTCAGTTATTATAGAAGGTAGTTTTGTTTTAGTTGAATAACCTAATTTTTTATTTCCAAATTTACAAAAGTAAAAATATAAATTACTTAGTTTTTTGGGCGTTCCATGACTTGTTAATAAATCATCTATTTTCTTTCTATATACATCTTGTGTTGAACTAATTTCACACAATACATTAGCAATGCGTTTATTTGCCTCAACTAGTCCAAGTTTGGATTTATAAGCTTGTGCTATTGAAGTTGCTGCTTCATTTTTTCTAAGCATTATAGATTTTTTTGACATATGTGATTTGTAAGCTTGACTTATTTTAGTAGCAGCTGTTTTTTCTGTAAAATTTTTGATTTCTTCTTGTCTTACTTGTGTTTCTCTAAGTAATTTATCTTGTATACGTTTATTTCTTATTAATGGCTCTAATATTCTTTTAATTACATTAAATTGTTTTTGTATTAATTCATCCATAGTATATATATAAATAATATTTAAAATATATACTTTTGAACTTCTAAATCTTTATATTTTATTTAGTATATAAATCTAGAGTTTAATTTATAGCATTTATAAAAATATTTATAAAAATATTTATAAAAATATTTCTATATATTAGAAGAGTAACCTATATATAATATGAAAACAAATAGTGATTTTAAAAAAGTATTCAAAATTTTTGTTATAGGATTTGTATTAATTTCAAGTATTTATGTATTATATTTTTACAATAATAATAATAGTCTAGAAAATTTTACAAATTGTTCAAATTGTAAAATTGCTCCAAGTAATAGTAGTAAATGTAAACCACTTTATAATATTAATTATAACTGGAATCCTAATACAAAAACGGTAAATGTGACTAATCAACTTACAGATTATGTTTTTTGTGAATGGGAATCTAATTGTGGATATGATGCTACAGCAAATAATTATTTAAGTCAAGAGCAAAGAGTAGGATTGTCAAATAC